CACACACCCGTTAGGGTGTGAAAAGTGGTCTGTTCCATTGGTATGTTCTTGGTTATGTTCCTTGCGTGTAGCCGAATCGGCTACGGGCATGCGTGTAGCCGAATCGGCTACGGTAGTAGTAGCCGAATGGGCTACGGTAGTCGAATCGGCTACGGTAGCCGAACAGGCTACCGTTTCAGGCACGGAGATGCTGTACCGCGTTGCCTTCGAAAAACCACCGGCGCCATCTTTCTGTAACCATCCGAGCTTCACGAGTTCTGTTGTCGCCTGGCTGATGTTCGATGGGTGCATTCCGCAGCGCTTGGCAATCTGCGCCCGTGTCGGCCACACCGTGTCGGTATTCTTAGCTCTGAACGAAAGTAGCACGCCAAGAACGCGCAGTTGCTCGAGCGTCAGCCTCTTGTCCATGAACGCCTCAATCGGGACAATCGAGAAGATATGCGGCGCGTCAGTCTTGTCGGTCATGCTGTTGTGCCCTCCTATTGGCGTGCTGTCCATTAAGCCAGCCCGCTGAACGGCGTCACCGTCCGCCACGCCTTGTTTCTGACGATCCTGTGCGCGTGCGCATGGTTGATGCCGAACTCGCGCGCCACGAGAGCGGCATTGCCGGTCTCCGCGTAGCGCGCGCGCATCGCTGCGACGATCTCTGGGGTTAGCTTTACGTTCGGACGCTTTCGCGCGGCGGCTTGCGCGATCACGATATGCCGCACGCCGCAGGACAGCCGCCCGTCCTGCGACGCCAGGAGCATTGCCTTTGCTCGAGTGACGTAAAGCTGATGCTCCGGCGCTATGCATCGCTCGTGGCATCTCGGCTTGGCAAAACGCGGCCCTTGAGCAGCTTACGCCCGGCTGCCAGCCAAAGCACCCTGCGCGGATCCCTGGTGCCGCAGCCGACGAGACGGAACACGGGCCTGCCGCAGTTGTTCATCGCGCCTTGCCACAGCAGGCAGTCGTCGTCCTGGACGCACCGGCTGCGGACGTATTCGACCAGCTCCGCCTCCGATGCGGCCCTTCTTTTCGCGCTCATGGCGCGTTACTCGACAGCACGTGCAGGGTCTTCGGCTTGCTCTTCCCCAAGCGCCGCAGCGTACACGTCAGGCCTCGCGACGCGCAGGTACATCAGCCTGGCGCGCGGGATGCCGGTGCGCTTCCACTGCGTCACGGCCGTCGGGGTGACCTCGAAGAATCGCGCCGATGCTCGCGTGCCGCCCAGCAGCTCGATTGCTTTGCGGTGATCCATTTTTAGCTCCTGTGGAGCCGTTAGCGTTTACAGCACTTCACGCCAGAAGTCAACTATACCATGTTTATGGTATTCTCAAGGCGTGAAGCACGCTTGACAGGGCGTAGCTGTGCATGTATAGTGCGCTCAACGGTTGGCAATCGCCACCGCACGCGCCTCGGGGTTCAGGGGTAAGGAGATGAAGATGAAAAACGTTTTGCGGTTTGAGGTGGATGTTGATGAAACAGGGGTCTGGCACTATGTCAGACTCGTGAGTGGGCGTCTTCCCGGCTGGGGCCGGGGAGACGAGCTGGAGCAGCACCCGCACTACACCAGCGCGGTGCGCTACATCGTTTGGGCCTGCCACCGGGCAGGCCGCCGTCACATCGTGCTCGACGGCCGCGAGGTTGACATTGCGGCCTTGGCCGCAGGCGACAGCTTCCTGCGGAAATACCACCCCGAGCTAGCCGCTCGGGCAAAAAAGCCGTCCCGTCTGATCCAAGACGGCCAGCGGGCGTACGACGACGCCCAGGCCGCGCGGTCTGTGGCATCTATTCTGCGGCGGTAAGGTGGACAGGGGAGCGGGGAATAGTCAGACGGCCCCGGTGAGCCTCAGATCGCCGGCCCGCGCCTCGGGGAGTCAGTGGCAAGGAGAAGAAGATGAGCGTCGACATCAAACGAGCTTTCGTCCTGGGTTTTCACTACGGGAAAAAATACGGCCTCGCATCTCCTCGCGAGGCTGAGAACTATCTGATGAGGCATGGGTATAAGTCTGCTTGCGTAGACGCAGTCAATGCCTTCTGCAATGGAGCGGAAGACGGTGTCTGTGGCGACACATTCAGGCTGTCACTCTGAGGGGGAAACATATTGGTTGGAGGCGTAGTGAGCGTGAAGATCACCGTTGCGCGGCGCTGGATGACCAGGCGGCGAAATGCCTGGTAACACGTTGGAGCGAATCATGGATCGTGAAGCATTCCTCGAAGCCCGCAAAAGCGGCATCGGCGGCAGCGACATCGCTGCCATTCTGGGGCTATCGCCGTGGAAGACGGCGGTGGACGTGTGGCTGGAGAAGACCGGCCAGGCTCCTGACACGGAGCCGAACGAGGCCATGTACTGGGGCGCCGTCCTAGAAAACGTGGTGGCCCGCCATTACCGAGACACTACCGGTCGCCGCGTGCAGCGGGTGAATAGCCTGCTGCGCCACCCGCAGCACGAATGGGCCATTGGTCACATCGACCGGGCCGTCCTCGCCCAAGGAAAACGAGCGATGGCGAAGAACGGCATACTGAAGGGAGCAGAAGGCATCCTAGAAGTCAAGACCGCCAGCGCCTACAAGTCCGGAGAGTGGGGCCGTCCGGACGACGAGGACGCCATCCCCACCCACTACGCCGCCCAGGCCATGTGGTACCTGGGCATCACCGGCCTTGAGTGGTGCGACGTGCCGGTGCTCATCGGAGGCCAACGGTATCTCTGCAAGCGCGTCGAGCGCGACGACGAGACCATCCGCGGCATGCTGGAGCGCGCCGAGGAATTCTGGTTCAGGCACGTCGTCGAGCGCATTCCTCCCGAGCCGAAAACTGGCGAAGACGCGATCAAGCTGTTCCCGCATGACAGCGGGCGGACGGTGGAGGCCAACATCGAGGCGGCCGCCATGCTGACGCGCGCGAAAGAACTCAAGGAGCAGATCAAGGCGCTCGAAGGCGAACTCGAGGCCGCGCTCGGCGGAGTCAAAGCATACATGGCAGATGCAAGCGCCATCACCCTGGGCGGTGAAGTGCTGGCGACATGGAAGGCGCAGACAAGCAATCGGCTCGACACGGCTGCGCTCAGGGCGGCGCACCCGGACATCTACGCGCAGTTCCTCCAGCCGAGCGAGACGCGCGTGTTCCGCTTCAAGGTGGCGTAAGGGAGGCGTGAATGGAAATCAAAGTGAGATATGACCATTTTGGCTATGGGATGCCATTGGCCATCACGATTGACGGATATGACGTGCTACACGTAAAGGAATCGACACGCAATCTCGCGACGCTTGATGCGGTAGTTCGCGCTCTACAGCTCGCTCCGCGAAGCGCGCTAGAGGAGATCCTTGACAGAGCCATTACGGAGGGAAATCAATACCATTACGGAGGGGAATCAATATGAGCAAAACCGCATTGAAAGCAGCAGTCGCTAACACGCAGTCGTCAGTCACGCAGAAGCCTGCTGGCAAGCCGACGACCATCCACGGATTCCTCGAAACCTACAAGGGCGAGATCGCCAGGGCGCTTCCGCGCCACATGACGGCGGATCGCATGGCGCGCATCGCACTCACCGAGTGCCGGAAGAACCCGGCACTCATGAAATGCGACCCAGCAACGCTCTTCGGTGCCGTCATTCAGTGCGCCCAACTCGGGCTGGAGCCTGGTGGCGCGCTCGGGCACGCCTACCTCATCCCGTTCGAGAACAGGAAGCGCGGCACCACGGACGTGCAATTCATCATTGGATACAGAGGGCTTCTCGATCTTGCCCGCCGCTCCGGGCAGATCGTCAGCATCAGCGCGCGCGAGGTGTGCAAGAACGACAAGTTCTTCTATCGCTACGGCGTGGACGAGACGATTGAGCACGTGCCAGCTGATGGCGACCGTGGCGAGCTCACCCACGTCTATGCCGTGGCGCGTCTCAAGGACGGCGGCGTGCAGTTCGAGGTGTTGACGCGCACAGAGATTGAGCGCATTCGCGACAATAGCCAAGGCTACAAAATGGCCGTCAAGCTCAACCGCACGGACTCGCCGTGGATCACGCACTTCGTCGAGATGGCGAAGAAAACCGCCATCCGTCGCCTGTTCAAGTATCTTCCGGTCTCGATTGAACTCCAGCGCGCCGTGGCGCTCGACGAGGCCGGCGAGGAAGGCTTCAGCCAGGACAACGCCTACGTGATCGACGGCGTGGCGAGCAGCGTGCAGGAGTCCGACGAGACTGACGCCACGGCAGACGATGGCAAGGCCAGCGAGACGTGGCAGCCAACGCCGGAAGAGATCGAGGCGATCCGGCAGCGCGAGGTACAAGAGGCGAGGACCAGTTTTGAGTAATGGCAATACCTAGATCCACCTAGATCCATGTTGAAGAAGCTGACCGTTCGCGGATTCAAGTCCCTCTCTGACACGACCATCGAGCTCCCGCGCCTGGCGGTGCTCTTCGGCCCCAATGCAGCGGGCAAAAGCAACCTGCTCGACGCCGTGCAGGCGCTGTCGCGCATCGGAACGTTGCGCACGCTATCGGATGCCCTCGCCGACCCGATCTGTGGGTATCCGATCGAAGCCTTTTCCTTCCCTTCGGGTGGATTGCAGGAGCTGCTGGGCGCCGACTGGGCCAGCTTCGTTCTCGAAGCGGATCTGCGTATAGGCAAAGACGCGTACCGCTATCGGATCGAGACGACCATCGAACCGGCCTCGGGTCGGCTCTCCGTT